AGAATTTTGCTTTTACCGGAACTGTTACTGGTGCTGGTAAAGTTTTACAAGTAGTCCATGTAGAAAGTAGTTCAGCAATATCAAGTTCCTCTACCATACCAGCGGATACTTCTGTACCAACATCATCTGAAGGTGTTGAAATACTCTCAACAACTTTTACATCTTTAAATGCAAGTAGCAGTTTATATTTTTTTATTACAATATATTGCAACGAAGATATTAATGCTGGAGATAATATTGCTTTACCTGTTTTTAAAGGAGATACTCTCATTGGTATAGGTTATCATCATACTACTGGACCTAATGGTGAGAACTTTCACAACGCAAAATTTACAGTAAAACATACTCCAGCAAGTACAACTCAACAAACTTACTCTGTTAGAGGAGGGATAAATGGTGGAACATTTGAAAGTTTAGGCACAGCTGATTATATGAGTGGTACTTATTATGGTCAAAATTTAAAAAATACTATGACAATTATGGAGGTTTTATAATGTCTAGTTTTACAAAAGCTGTCAACGCTCTCGCTCCTAATGCAATTTGGTCAGCAAAAGACAATAAAATTATTGAATGGAAATCTGAAAACATAGAACAACCTAGCCAAGAAGCTATTGATGCAAAAGTCGCTGAGTTTGACAAAGAAATACCCTTAAATTTTTTGCGTCTTAAAAGAAACAAATTATTAGCAGAAACAGATTGGTGGGGTGCTTCTGATAATACCATGACAGATGCACAGAAAAAATATAGACAAGATTTAAGAGATTTAACAAACGGATTAGATACTGTAGAAAAAGTAAATGCAGTTGTCTGGCCTACAAAACCGTGATAATTTAAGCCATGGCATCAACATTTTCAGATAGATTAAAATTAGAACTACAAGCATCAGGCGAAAACGCAGGTACTTGGGGTGATAAAACAAACAATAATCTTCAAGTTATTGATGCATTTGTAAATGGTTACTTATCCAAAAGTGTAGCAGGATCTTCTGATGTTACATTAACAACTGCTGATGCTTCAGCTACAGCAGAGTCCTCTAACAAAGTTATTGAACTTACAGGAGCTTTGACTGGTAACATTAAAGTATTAGTGCCAGCTAAAGAAAGTAACTACGTAATATTTAATAACACAACAGGTTCCTTTACTTTGACAGTTGCTCCAACGGGTCATACATCAAATGGTGTAGCTATAACTCAAGGCTCACACACCATGGTCTACAATCAATCAGATAAATGTGTAGATGTCTTAGGTGCCAAAGTAGGTACAACTAGCACTACTTATATTGGTAGTGGTGCAGAATTAACAGGCATCGACATTATACCTGCAGGATCTTTGATGCTATTTCAACAATCATCAGCTCCCACAGGTTGGACCAAAGCTACAGCTCACGATAACAAAGCATTAAGAGTTGTAACAGGCTCTGCAAGTTCAGGTGGATCTAATACTTTTGCAGCAGCGTTTAATACTAATCAAACAGTGAGTGGAACTACAGGTGGTACAGGTGTTACTATTACAGGGTCAACTGCAGGTCATACACTTACTGAGGCTCAGATGCCAGCTCACACTCACACAGAGGGTGGTATACAAGAGTTTGGTACAACATCTTCTACTTCAACTGGCACAAGAAACACAGGTAATTCATCACCTGGTAATCAGTTTGAAACTCAATCAACTGGTGGGGATCAAGCACACTCTCACGATGTTGGAACTTTAGCAGGTAGCTCACATACACACACCTTCTCAGATACATTTAATCTTGATGTTCAATACGTCGATGTAATTATTTGTTCTAAAGATTCGTGAAACTCAAAGTTAAAGACAATTGTCCTCTCGATAATTTTAACCCATGTCGTAAGTTTGAATGTGGCTGGTTTATACAGATACGTGGTAAACATCCTCAAACAGGTGAAGAAGTTGATGAGTATGGCTGTGCGATGGCACTTATGCCTATGTTAATGATTGAAAATTCAAGACAAACGAGTCAAGCAGGATCAGCAATAGAAAGCTTTAGAAACGAGATGGTCAAACAAAACATGACAACTCTGTCAACACTAATGAAAGGTATGGATAAGAAGAAATTAAAATGATAGAAGGCGATTTAAAAGATCAAGACATAAGATTGTATTTAGGTATGCCCATGTACGGCGGCATGTTAGGTGAGAATACCTTACATGGAGTGTTGGGCCTCCAAGCATGGACCTCGGACCAGGGCGTAGGTATGAAACTACAAACCATGGGTAATGAGTCATTAATAACTAGAGCACGAAACACTATCGCTACTATGTTTTTAGATGATCAAAATTATGTTGGCACACATTTATTATTTGTAGATGCAGACATTGGTTTTGTGCCGCAAAATATAGAAAGATTAATTAGAGCTGATAAAGATATAGCATGTGGTATATACCCTCGTAAGTGCATACATTGGAATCAGGTTAGAGATGCTGTAAAAAATAACCCTGATATAAGTGATGACGAACTTTTTTACAAATCATTAGGCTATAACTTAAATTTCAAAGACCCAAAAAATATACAGATGATAGGAGGATTTGTAGAGGTTTTAGAGGCAGCTACTGGTATGATGCTTATAAAACGTGATGTGCTGAAGAAAATGCAAAAGGCATATCCTGAGCGTAAATATAGATCTGATCAGATAGTAAATGGGCTCAGGTTTAAGTCAGATAATTGTTTTGATTTATTTGGCGTTGGTAAGATTGACTGGGACGAAGAAGAACGATATTTAAGTGAGGACTATTATTTTAGTAGATTATGGTCTAAGATAGGCGGTAAAATATGGGCCGATGTCGGCGCACCCTTGACTCATCAAGGTAATATGCACTTCAAAGGTCACGTAGGTACAATATTTAGTAGAGCAAATGACACTGACAAAACTACAACTCAGGCCGGGGATTCAAAAACAAACAAGTGATTTAGGAGCTTCAGGCACATTTACTGACTGTGATAATATTAGATTTAGATATGGACTGCCTGAAAAGATAGGTGGCTGGGCTAAAAATACACAAACTACAATCATCGGTGTTCCACGAGATGCACATCATTGGGTTGCATTAGACGGCACTAGATTAGCTGCGTTAGGCACAGATAAAAAACTTTATATATTTGCTAATGATGTTTTGTATGACATCACACCTATAAGGCAAACAAATAGCGCAGTAAGTAGTATATTTACGACAACAAACGGGTCGGCTAATGTGACTGTCAATGTTAGTGGACACGGTGCCCTTGTGGGTGACGTGGTAACTTTTTCTGGTACGACAAGTTTGTCTGGCACAAGTTTTAGTGCTAGCAGCTTTGACAGAAGTTTTGAAGTCAAGTCAGTAACTGGTACAAACTCATTTATAATTCAACAAGACGCAAACGAATCGACAGGCAGCGTCACAACAGGAACTGCCACAGCTAAGTTTGACATAAACACAGCACCAGCTTTTTCTACATTTGGATATGGTTGGGGCACTAATGGTTATGGTGGATTCTCAACAGCGGTAACTAATCTACTTAACGGAGCTTTGTTAGATGACACTGCAGGAACAGGGGGTTCAGGCACATCCATCACACTTGACAGCACAACAGATTTCTCTACTGCGGGTAAAATAATAGTAGATGATGAGATAATATCTTACACAGGTAAAACATCTACAAATTTGACAGGTATAACAAGAGCTGTAGATAGCTCCACAAGATCAGCTCATGCAGATGACTCAGTTGTAACGTTGTTTGAAGACTCAGCTAATGCAAACGCATGGAACATACCAAGTAACAGCTCAAGCACAATTCTAGATGGTAGAGATTGGTCAATAGATAATTTTGGTGAGCTGATGATAGCAACAGCACTAAATGGATCTACCTTTCAATGGTCACCAACATCTGACGGACTAGCAGGTAAAGCAAGTCTAGTTACAAATGCTCCGACAGCTAGTAAGTTTTCTTTAGTGTCAACACCAGATAGACACTTAATATTATTTGGTACAGAAAAAACAGTAGGCACAGCCTCATCTCAAGATCCTTTGCTTTTACGTTTTTCATCACAAGAAGATATTAATACTTACGAACCACGGGCCACGAACACGGCAGGTTCTTTACGTATACAAGATGGATCTACAATAGTTGGAGCTGATAAAGCTCGTGGTCAAATATTAGTTTGGACTGACACATCGCTCCACGGACTGCAGTTTATAGGACCACCATTTACTTTTGGTCTTAATCAATTAGGTAAAAACTGTGGACTGCTTGGTCAGCATGCGGCTGTGGTTGTAAGAGATGTATCATACTGGATGGGTCAAAATGCATTCTTTGTATTTGATGGTACAGTAAAAAAATTACCGTGCAGTGTTGATGACTTCGTATTTGAAAATATTGATTTAACACAAACTGATCAAATCTTTGCAGGGGTAAATACCGAGTTTGCAGAAATAATTTGGTTTTATGTGACTAACCCTAACAATGATATAAATCCACAAATTAATAAATGTGTCATTTATAATTATTTAGAGCAATCTTGGGCAGTTGGCACACTCAATAGAACAACATGGGTCGATCGTGGTGTGTTTCAAAACCCTTTTGCTACAGAATATTTAAAAGACAGCGTTGCAAACGCAACACCAACAGTTATTGGATTATCGAACGGGGTTTCAAGATACTACAAACATGAGTTTGGTAATGACAATGATGGTGCCGCTATGCAAGCTTTCATACAAAGTGGTGACTTTAATATAGATGAAGGTGGTGAGCAGCTTATGCGTATTGCTAGATTTATACCTGACTTTCGAGATCAGACAGGTAATGTAAGCGTCACATTTAGTTTTAAAAATTATCCTTATGGTAACGTGGTAAGTCAAACAGCCACTACTGTACAAACCACAGATATCAAGAAAGACCTTAGGGGTAGAGGGAGACAGGCTAATTTTAAAATAGAAAGTAATGTAGTAGGTGGTAATTTTAAAATGGGCACATTTACAATAGATGCTTTTCCTGATGGTGGTAGATAATGGCTAAGATTGCACAAACAAGATTTCCTGACCCACCAGATAATTATGATCCACGTTCTTTTGCGGAATTGATCAGACAACTAGAGCAATTAATACTACAACTTAACTTTTCCTATCAGCAAGACAACGCTGATGAACAGACGAGAAGGGCGTTTTTCTTTGGATAATGGCAGACGTATTTAAAAGATTTATATCTAACTTAACATCAACAAACTTGACCACAGTATTTACTGTGCCACAGGCAGATGTGTCAGCATCACCACCTGTGCCCGTATCGACATTCGTTGTCAAGAGTTTATCTATACATAATTATCATGCATCAGACAGTATTACTGTGACTATTACACATAATAATGGCTCTGCAGATTTTGAGGTAGATGAAGTAGATGTTAGTGCTACGGACACAACTACGAGACAGGATGTTAAGGTTTTTGAGGCAGGAGATGCACTAAAAGTGACAGCGAACGCAGCAAACAAGGCTATGGTCACAGTATCACTGCTTGAAATTAAACAACAACAATAGTACAAATAAAGGTTAATATGAGCACAATTGTAGAGGAACCAAAGATCATAGGGTACAAAGACATCAATGGCCAACAAGTTCCTATATACAGTTGCAAAACGGAAACAGTCATTACTCATAAGAAGACTGGAGCTAATTATGAGTCAGAAGAAGCAGTGTCTGCAGATGTTGCCGATCCTAATACCGATACTAAAGAAGAAGATATACAAAGAGATGTCAAGATTTTTGCACCTAGACTAGGTATGGGTGCCACGAACAAGGAAGAATAATGCTAAAGAACCTTTTTAAATCTGCAAAAAAAGCACTCAAGAATCCTATAGTGCAATTAGGTATTGGTGCTTTATTACCTGGGTCTAGTTTCGTTGCTGGTATGGCACCTGGTCTTGCTAAAACAGTGTTAAGTAATCCTGCCTTGTTACAGGGTGGCATAGGCTTACTATCTGGAGATAAACCAGAAAATATTGCACGTAACATAGGTATACAAGCTTTACTTGGCGGATTCAGAGGTATGGGTGAAGGAAGAGGTTTTACTGAAGGTGCAAAAGATGTTTATAGATCAACTACACCTGAACTAAAATATGATAGGAGCACAGGTCGTGTAATTCCTGCTAAAGAAAATCCCGTAGACAAAATTATTGACGCTGCAACATCAGGTGATGGTGTTTTTGGTACAGGTCTATCAGGCGAAAATGTTATAGATATTGCTCAGATAGCACTACCGTTTGCTCTTGCAAAAATGGCTAAAGATGACATACCACAAGTCACTCCTCAAGACATTGGAGTAGGAAATTTTGATGAATACAATCGTATGTTACAAGAAAGTAGATTTCAAAACACAGGAGGCATTGCGGGATATGCTAAGGGTGGATCAAAAGAAGCTAGTATTGGTATAAACAGCTTGACTGGAGAGCCAAGTGGCATGGTCACCGGACCGGGGACAGGCAAGAGTGACTCTATAAGATTTACAAGTGGTGGTGCAAAGATACCCACCGACATAAGCGATGGTGAGTTTATAATGACAGCCAAAGCAACTGAAAAAATTGGAGCAGATAATTTATACAAAATGATGAACAACGCAGACCCAGAATCAGAAACTGCAGCTGAGGGTAAACAGAGAGTGGCGATGGCATAATGGCA